ATGTAATAATTCGTTTGAAATGGCTGTAATTTAGGCTTGTTTGCCTCTTTTGTTCCGTCTCTGATTCGATGATTACCTTTGGTGTGAAAACGTCTGAAATCGCCCCAAAATAGTTCATCTGCATTTGCCTTTGGTCGGATTGTTCCCCAAACATATCGCCGTAATAGTTCGGGCAACATCATGGAAACAAATAGTAACGCTATACATTGGTGATTCAATAGTTCGGGCACAACGGTTCGGCTGATAATTCGTTCATGTTTATGTATGAAGATAGGCACCGGGAAAACCAAAGGCCGATCAATATACAATAGTTCGGGTGTGTATGCGCGTACTGGTTCATCCTCTGTTATTGGTTCGGGTACATTTGCGTTTGTTTCTTCGCTTACTGGTTCGGTCAATAGTTCAGGCAAAGAAATGCCGGATAGTTCGGTTAACATTGTTAGCCTCTGTAATGCTTTGTTTATTTGATCCTGATAAAACCAACGGGAAATAAAATCTATCAGAGCTACCAAAGCAAAGACAAACGCCGGTGTTTTCGTTTGTGCATCCACATATAAGGCCGGTAAATGTTTTTCCGGCTCTCTTACCGGTTCTTTTTCCGTGATGATCGGAGCTTTGGCGCGATCCAAAGCCTTTATATTACATTTTAGGTTCGGGCAAATAGAATCATTTATAAACGCAGGCATAACCACACCTATACGCGCCATCTTATCATCAAAGACCACCGCCCGATCAGGTGCCACCAGCCACACGCCACCAGTCCAGCCGGGAAGCAATGGGATAACGTTTAATGCAAAGAAACCTAACTTTATATCAATTAAAGCGGCTTTTTCCAATGTTACACAAAGTTCTTTGTGTCCGTTACTGTCTGCATCATTATAAGATAAATAAACTTTATTCTCTCCGGCAATAGTGCGAAGTGAAAAACCGCTTTTTTTGTTTCGTTTGGCTATTTCTTTTACAAAACTGGCAACCGCTTTTAATTCGCTTTTCTGAATCTTTATAAATCCGTCTTTTGAAAGATTGGGGTACACAAGCCGGTAATTAGGGAAATATCCGGCAAAATCACAAACAAAGGTTTGTTTCTTATCGTTGGTTATTTCTGTAATATTGCCGCCTTCCTGATTACAAACAATGATGGAACACCGGCCAACCATTTCTTTTAAATGCTTGGGATTGATAAATAATTTCAGGCTGTCAGGCAAAAGCCCGGATGTTTCAATAATTACGGGGTATTCTTTTAATGTACGCCCATCAGAAGCGACTAAAGCCGATTTGTAAGGATCAAGATAAATATAATTAAATGCTGGTCTTAGAGAATCTTTTGTTACTAATTTAGTGATATTTAGATGCTCTTTTGTAATCCATATATCAAAGGAGCAAACAATATTTTCGCGCTCTTCTATTTTGGTAAACCTTGTTTTATTGGCTTGTTTGGTGCCTATCAGCTTTTCAAATTGCCAAACAAGATTAAAAACCTGATCCACTGGAAAGGAACATTTAAAGCTGTTTATTTGTACAGTCCTAAAATCCGTTATATTTAGTTGGGCGTCAACGCAAAGATATTTTATATTTATCTCGTTACCGTTGGCATCTTTCAGCTTTGCAAGCTCCGCGGCGGTATAGGTGCCGGGAGCTATTTCTATTTCATTTGTAAAAACGTCGTTTGCTATTTTAACCAATTCGGCCAAAATGAGGCCGTTAAATTCTTTTTCATTCATAACATTAAATAGTTAGATATTTTACACCAAAGTAAAAGCCTAAAGCAAGGCAAAAAAGCAAGTAAATAGGAAGCAGCCAAAGACCGCCAAACACGCTAAAGCAGATTAATAAAACTACTATTAGCCAAATAATTACGCCCACCATGTTAGAAAGTAGGGTTTTCAAGCTCTTGCAAAAAATCTTCCTCCGTTATGCTCTCACATATATTTGAGCCATCAACATAAACACTAAACCCGGTTGCGGTGCGGAATACTTCTAATTTGTGCGTTTCTCCGTTTGGGGATTCTATTATATAGGTAGTCATAATATCAAAGTTTAAAGGAATGCCGGGAAACCGCCCGGCGCGGTGGAATTATTTGTATTATTCGTTTATGTTATGTAAATTACAGTTCCAAACGTGAAAAGGGAATGAACCGTTTCCATTAAGACTAACGACAGACGTACGATCCCGTTATCCTTTATTACATAAACTATAAGCTTTCTAAATCCGTATAACCCAATATGATATAATATCTTTTTCTCCATAAATTTAAAATCTATCTGATTGATCGTCTTTATTTATAAAGTCTTTTAATTTTTTGGGATCGGTGCCGGAGATAAACACCACGGCACCGAATAAAAGCAGCATTAAACAAAACATTTTTATTTCATTTTAAAAGTTATGCCAGCAGGCAACAAAGAACGGTTAACACTGGAAACAAATTTATTAAAATCGTTCTCCGTTACTTTTGTTTCGTAGTCTTTCCAATTAAAAACAAGCTCGTTACTATGATCGTAATATATTACATTACGTAATGATAACCCGGCATCAAGAACCGCCAACATAACCCGCTTTTCATTTTCGGCCTTTTGTTGTTTCTTTTTGCAATCGTTAATTATTTCAGCGCGTTTTTTCTCGTATGCTTTGCGCTTTTCTTCGTCTTTCCGCGCTTGTACAGCTTCAGGGCGATAATAACCCTCGTTTATTCTGTTAGTTATAGTTGTACGTTCTTCGTTCGTCAATTTCAAAGTAAAACGTTCGTTTTCCGGTTTATATGGGTTTTCCCATGTTTGCCCGGTCAACTCTTCCAGCTTTTTTAAAGCTTCGTTAGATTCTCTTTTCCAGCGTTCAACGATACCAAGTACATAAAGGAGGTATTTAAAGTATTGTTTGTCTTCTGCTTGATAAAGCAAATTATATTCCATTTCCGTAATACGTAAGTAGTTAATTGCAGTTTCTTTGCTGCTGTTCGTAATATGATAAAACCCGTTTTCAACTGGGTACATTGGCGCGCCGTAATGATTAGACAAATGAAGATCAACGAACATTTTAAACTGTGGGAAACGCTTTAGAATTTCTTCATGGCAGCAACCACCAGCACACCAAACGAAACGCCCGTTTTTGCGTTGTTCGTAAATATCCGCCGTTATACTCCAATCGCATATATTATTTTTGCAATCATCAGCCAGTAATATTTTAACATTGATTTCAAAGGTTGTCCCGGCTTGAATATATCTTTTTGATACTGTGTAACAAAGTCTATTTGTAGTAGTCATAATACAAAGTTTTAAAGGGTGAATAATGAAAAGTAAGAAGTAACCCGGAGCCATGACAACCCCGGAAAAATAGTTATTATTAGAATTTAGAAAGATATTCCACGCATCCGATAATATAGGCCGCGTGTTCTCTTGCCGCTTGTTCTTTTTCTTGCTTGGTTGCGGTCTTATGATCCTGATCGGAAAGCATTTTAGCCGCCATCCGGACGATCTTTTTCATAGTAGAACAGTTTGCAAGATATTCAACGGAAGGAGTTAAACCGCGGTTTACTTTTTTCAAGAGTGCATTTTGCAGCCATTCAGTAAGCGCGTAAATATCGCGAGAATTGCGAATATAGATAATTAATAAATCTGTGTTCATAACGCAAAATTTAAAGGGTGAAACTTGGTTTGTCTTTGTTTTTCCCTTAACTTTGCGTTATCACTGTGGAAGGTGATCCGATAAACGCAAAGTTTAAAGGGAGGCCGGGAAGAGTCGCCAAACTCGACCCGGTTTTTTATTAATATGAAATCTTTTGAATGCGATCAAAAGGAATTAATAACGCTATATGTTTATCCTGATAGTGAATCAGTTCAAAACTATTTGCCGTTGATAGTCTTATAATAGCGGCTTTTTTCGCCGTTTCTTGAAACACATCAAAATGAACCTTCAAACGGTTGCAACAGTTTGTGCCCTCTGGGGCTACATGTACGGCGTTTAGCGTTACATTTTTGTTTTGTAAGTTTAGTAATACTTCCATGATCTTATATTTTAAATTAAACACTCAACCAAGAAGAAGTAAAAGCGGAATTTGTGGAAGGTGATCCGGTCTTTTATCTCCTTTTCTGTATTACAAAGATACGAATAATATTTGTAATACAAAACAAAATGTACTTTTATTTTTTAATAAAATGCTCCGTTTTTACATTTATTAATATTGATATAATATATTGATTATCAATAAATTAATAAATAATATGATGATAAATATAAAGTATTTAAGAAGTAAGGAAATATTTATAGAAAATAGGTGTTTAAATACGCTTATTTGCTTTATTTATAGCCTTTGTTTAACTTTGTAGCAAGTTACAGAGCGCGAGACGCCAATATAATAAACCCTTTTATATCGTTTTATATGGTGTATAGTAAGCGCGTAACAG